AAATATCAGGTCAGTCAGGGCGAATTATCAACCCTGTCAGAAGCGCAGAAAAAAACGCTTTTACAGAATGCGGCACTCATCGACCAGAAAAAGATTCGTGAGCAGCTTGCCGCGTATGAAAGCAGTCTGGCGGACAGTAATGCCAGTGCCCGTGCATCTGACGACGCGCAGTTGCTGGGATATGGTGAAGGCTCACGGATGCGTGAACGACTCCAGGAAATGTGGAGTATCCGGCAGGCGTTTGAGCAGAAAAATAACGAGCTGCTGAGACAGTATCAGACCGGAGAAATTGAAGAAGCCCTGTGGAAACAGGAAAAATCGCTGAATGAAAAATATCTGGAAGAGCGTCTCAGCGATCAGCAGGATTATTATGCAAAGGCTGATGCTTTACGCAGTAACTGGAATGCCGGGCTCAAAGAGGGGCTGACGAACTGGGCAGACAGTGCCACTGATTATGCTTCGCAGGCGGCAGATGCTGTCGTTTCCACTATGGACGGGCTGGTATCAAATATTTCCGATGCACTGGCCGGGAATGTTGTGGACTGGAGAAACTGGGGGAGTTCAATTCTCCAGGAAGTTTCAAAAATCCTGATGAACGCGGCAATTGTTAACGGGCTGAAATCACTCTCCGGGACAATGTCGGGAGCGGGGGGATGGATTGGTAGTGTTGGCGACTGGCTTTCCGGTGCAGTAGCGAACGCAAAAGGCGGTGTTTACACATCGGCAAATCTGAGTGCTTACAGTAACACCATTGTGGATACGCCGACGTACTTTGCTTTTGCGAAAGGTGCCGGGCTGATGGGGGAAGCCGGACCTGAAGCTATCATGCCGCTTACGCGGGCAGCGGACGGTTCTCTTGGGGTCAGGGCTATTGGCAATGTGAATGGTGGTGGCGGATTTGTCTATTCTCCCGTGTATCACATCAATATTCAGAATAAAGGGAGCAATGGCGAGATTGATACGCAGTCAGCCAGGGGGCTGGTGGATCTGATCGACAGCAGGGTTGTGTCAATTATGCAGTCATCACGTCGGGACGGAGGATTATGCAGTGCCTGAACCTGAAGTTTTTAACTGGATCCCCCGCGAGGGGATGGAGACGACACGAAAGCCATCTGTTATTACAGTAAAGTTCGGTGACGGATATGAACAGCGACGGGCTGGTGGTCTGAATGCGGATCTGAAAACCTTTAAACCGGTATTTCGTGTCACAGATGAATATTCCCGCGCCGCGCTGGACAGTTTTTTATCCCGTCATGCCGGGATGCGTGCTTTTTTGTGGCGCCCGCCAAAACACAACAGGACTGTCAGGGTTGTCTGCAGGGAGTGGAGTACTTCGGATAATGCCATGTATACCGATTTTAACTGTACCTTTGAAGAGGTCACTCACTGATGCAGGATATACAACAGGAAACACTGAATGAGTGTACAAAAGCGGAGCAATCCGCACTGGTCGTGCTCTGGGAAGTCGATCTGACAGAAGTCGGTGGCGAGCGTTATTTTTTCTGTAATGAGCAGAACGAAAAAGGTGAGTCAGTCACCTGGCAGGGGCGGCAGTATCAGGCGTATCCCATTCAGGGGAGCGGATTTGAGATGAACGGCAAAGGAGCCAGTGCCAGACCAACACTGAAGGTATCTAATCTGCACGGTATGGTCACTGGTATGGCGGAAGATCTGCATAGTCTGGTCGGCGGAACGGTGGTCCGGCGTAAGGTTTACGCCCGTTTTCTGGATGCGGTGAACTTCGTCAACGGAAACAGCGAAGCCGATCCGGAGCAGGAGGTGATCAGCCGCTGGCGCATCGAGCAGTGCAGCGAACTGAGCGCGGTCAGTGCCTCTTTTGTGCTGTCCACACCGACGGAAACGGATGGTGCTGTTTTCCCGGGGCGCATCATGCTAGCTAATACCTGCACCTGGACCTATCGCGGTGATGAGTGCGGTTATAACGGTCCGGCTGTCGCTGATGAATATGACCAGCCGACGTCCGATATCACGAAGGATAAATGCAGCAAATGCCTGAGTGGCTGTAAGTTTCGCAATAATGTCGGCAACTTTGGCGGCTTCCTTTCCATTAACAAACTTTCGCAGTAAATCCCATGACAGAGACAGAATCAGCGATTCTGGCGCACGCCCGACGATGTGCGCCAGCGGAGTCGTGCGGCTTCGTGGTGAGAACACCGGAGGGGAAAAGATATTTTCCCTGCGTGAATATCTCCGGTGAGCCGGAGGAGTATTTCCGGATGTCGCCGGAGGACTGGCTGCAGGCAGAGATGCAGGGTGAGATTGTCGCGCTGGTCCACAGCCATCCCGGTGGTCTGCCCTGGCTGAGTGAAGCCGACCGGCGGCTGCAGGTGCAGAGTGATTTGCCGTGGTGGCTGGTCTGCCGTGGGGAGATTCATAAATTCCGCTGTGTGCCGTATCTCACCGGGCGGCGCTTTGAGCACGGGGTGACGGACTGTTACACGCTGTTCCGGGACGCTTACCATCTGGCGGGGATTGAGATGCCGGATTTTCACCGCGAGGATGACTGGTGGCGTAACGGTCAGAATCTCTATCTGGATAATCTGGAGGCCACAGGGCTGTATCAGGTGCCGTTGTCAGCGGCGCAGCCGGGCGATGTGCTGCTGTGCTGTTTTGGTTCATCGGTGCCGAATCATGCCGCCATTTACTGCGGCGACGGCGAGCTGTTGCACCATATTCCTGAACAACTGAGTAAACGAGAGAGGTATACCGACAAATGGCAGCGACGCACACACTCCCTCTGGCGTCACCGGGCATGGCACGCATCTGCCTTTACGGGGATTTACAACGATTTGGCCGCCGCATCGACCTTCGTGTGAAAACGGGGGCCGAAGCCATCCGGGCGCTGGCCACGCAGCTTCCGTCGTTTCGCCAGAAACTGAATGAGGGCTGGTATCAGGTGCGCATTGCCGGGCGTGATGCAGGCGAAAATGAATTATCTGCCCGTCTTAATGAACCGCTGGTAAACGGCGCAGTGATCCACATCGTACCGCGTCTGGCGGGAGCTAAAAGTGGCGGTGTTTTTCAGGCAGTGCTGGGTGCGGCGCTGATTGCGGTGGCATGGTGGAACCCTGTGGGCTGGCTGGGTGCCGCGGCTGTATCGGGCATGTATGCGGCAGGGGCCAGTATGATCCTGGGCGGTGTGGCTCAGATGCTGGCACCAAAAGCCAGAACTCCCCGCACACAGACAACGGATAACGGTAAGCAGAACACCTATTTCTCCTCACTGGATAACATGGTTGCCCAGGGCAATGTCCTGCCTGTTCTGTACGGTGAAATGCGCGTGGGGTCGCGGGTGGTTTCTCAGGAGATCAGCACGGCAGACGAAGGGGACGGTGGTCAGGTTGTGGTGATTGGTCGCTGATGCAAAATGTTTTATGTGAAACCGCCTCCGGGCGGTTTTGTCGTTTATGGAGCGTGAGGAATGGGTAAAGGCAGCAGTAAGGGGCATACCCCGCGCGAAGCGAAGGACAACCTGAAGTCCACGCAGTTACTGAGTGTGATTGATGCCATCAGCGAAGGACCGATTGAAGGTCCGGTGGATGGATTAAAAAGCGTGCTGCTGAACAGTACGCCGGTGCTGGACAGTGAAGGGAATACCAACATCGCCGGTGTCACGGTGGTGTTCCGGGCAGGTGAGCAGGAGCAGACACCGCCGGAGGGTTTTGAATCCTCCGGATCCGAGACGGTGCTGGGTACGGAAGTGAAATACGACACGCCGATCACCCGGACCATCACGTCTGCAAACATCGACCGTCTGCGCTTTACCTTCGGTGTGCAGGCTCTGGTGGAAACCACTTCAAAGGGGGACCGGAATCCGTCGGAAGTCCGCCTGCTGGTTCAGATACAGCGTAACGGTGGCTGGGTGACGGAAAAAGACATCACCATTAAGGGCAAAACCACCTCGCAGTATCTGGCCTCGGTGGTGGTGGATAACCTGCCTCCGCGCCCGTTCAATATCCGGATGCGCAGGATGACGCCGGACAGCACCACAGACCAGCTGCAGAACAAAACGCTCTGGTCGTCATACACCGAAATCATCGATGTGAAACAGTGCTACCCGAACACGGCACTGGTCGGCGTGCAGGTGGATTCGGAGCAGTTCGGCAGCCAGCAGGTGAGCCGTAATTATCATCTGCGCGGGCGCATTCTGCAGGTGCCGTCGAACTATAACCCGCAGACGCGGCAATACAGCGGTATCTGGGACGGGACGTTTAAGCCAGCATACAGCAACAACATGGCCTGGTCTCTGTGGGATATGCTGACCCATCCGCGCTACGGCATGGGGAAACGTCTTGGTGCGGCGGATGTGGACAAATGGGCGCTGTATGTCATCGGCCAGCATTGCGATCAGTCGGTGCCGGACGGTTTTGGCGGCACAGAGCCGCGCATCACCTGTAATGCGTACCTGACCACACAGCGTAAGGCGTGGGATGTTCTCAGTGATTTCTGCTCGGCGATGCGCTGTATGCCGGTATGGAACGGGCAGACGCTGACGTTCGTGCAGGACCGACCGTCGGATAAGGTGTGGACCTATAACCGCAGTAATGTGGTGATGCCGGATGATGGCGCGCCGTTCCGCTACAGCTTCAGCGCCCTGAAGGACCGCCATAATGCCGTTGAGGTGAACTGGATTGACCCGAATAACGGCTGGGAGACGGCGACAGAGCTTGTGGAGGACACGCAGGCCATTGCCCGTTACGGTCGTAACGTCACGAAGATGGATGCTTTTGGCTGTACCAGCCGGGGGCAGGCACACCGCGCCGGGCTGTGGCTGATTAAAACGGAGCTGCTGGAAACGCAGACCGTGGACTTCAGCGTGGGCGCAGAAGGGCTTCGCCATGTACCGGGCGATGTCATTGAAATCTGTGATGATGACTATGCGGGTATCAGCATCGGCGGGCGCGTACTGGCGGTGAACAGCCAGACGCGGACACTGACGCTCGACCGTGAAATCACGCTGCCATCCTCCGGCACCACGCTGATAAGCCTGGTTGACGGACAGGGGAATCCGGTCAGCGTGGAGGTCCAGTCCGTCACCGACGGCGTGAAGGTGAAAGTGAGCCGGGTTCCTGACGGCGTTGCTGAATACAGCGTGTGGGGGCTGAAGCTGCCGACGCTGCGCCAGCGCCTGTTCCGCTGTGTGAGTATCCGTGAGAACGACGACGGCACGTATGCCATCACTGCCGTGCAGCATGTACCGGAAAAAGAAGCCATTGTGGATAACGGGGCGCACTTTGACGGCGACCAGAGCGGCACGGTGAATGGTGTCACGCCGCCAGCGGTGCAGCACCTGACCGCAGAAGTCACCGCAGACAGCGGGGAATACCAGGTGCTGGCGCGCTGGGATACGCCGAAGGTGGTGAAGGGCGTGAGCTTTATGCTTCGCCTGACCGTGGCAGCGGATGACGGCAGTGAGCGGCTGGTCAGCACGGCCCGGACGACGGAAACCACATACCGCTTCAGGCAGCTGGCTCTGGGAAATTACAGTCTGACAGTCCGGGCGGTAAATGCGTGGGGGCAGCAGGGCGATCCGGCGTCGGTATCGTTCCGGATTGCCGCACCGGCAGCGCCATCGCGGATTGAGCTGACGCCGGGCTATTTTCAGATAACCGCCACGCCGCATCTTGCGGTTTATGATCCGACTGTACAGTTTGAGTTCTGGTTCTCGGAAAAGCGGATTGCGGATATCAGGCAGGTTGAAACCACAGCCCGCTATCTTGGCACGGCGCTGTACTGGATAGCTGCCAGTATCAATATTAAGCCGGGTCATGATTATTATTTTTACGTTCGCAGTGTGAACACCGTTGGCAAATCGGCATTCGTGGAGGCTGTCGGTCGGGCGAGCGATGATGCGGAAGGTTACCTGGATTTTTTCAAAGGCCAGATAACCGAATCCCATCTCGGCAAGGAGCTGCTGGAAAAAGTCGAGCTGACGGAGGATAACGCCAGCAAACTGGAGGAGTTTTCGAAAGAGTGGAAAGACGCCAACGATAAATGGAATGCCATGTGGGGCGTCAAAATTGAGCAGACCGAAGACGGCAAACATTATGTCGCGGGGCTTGGCCTTAGTATGGAGGATACGGAGGAAGGCAAACTGAGCCAGTTCCTGGTTGCCGCTAACCGTATCGCGTTTATTGACCCGGCAAACGGGAATGAAACGCCGATGTTTGTGGCGCAGGGCAACCAGATATTCATGAACGAAGTGTTCCTGAAGTATCTGACGGCTCCCACCATTACCAGTGGCGGCAATCCTCCGGTATTTTCCCTGACACCGGACGGGCGGCTGACGGCGAAAAATGCCGATATCAGCGGTAACGTGAATGCGAACTCCGGGACGCTCAACAACGTCACGGTAAATGAAAACTGTACGATTAAGGGCATGCTGGAGGCGAACCAGGTCAGAGGTGACTTCGTTAAAGCTGTATCCAAATCATTCCCGAAACAGGCTGGTACGTGGGGTAACACGGAAACACCAAACGGGACGGTTACAGTCACCATCAGCGATGATCATAACTTTGACCGTCAAATCATTATTCCGCCCATTATCTTTAACGGAATAGCGTATAGCGATCCGGGAAGTGGTAATAACCCGGGAGGTACAAGATACACGGGTTATGGTTTTGAAGTTCGCAAAAACGGTGTATTAATCGCATCCAGAGAAACTAAAGGGGCCATTCCCGGTAGCTACAGTGCGGTTATTGATATGCCGAGTGGCAGGGGAAGCGTCACTCTGGAGTTTAAGGTTTTCCATAAAGGCAATCAGTGGGCAGGTAATATCACCGACTGTACGGTGATTGTGACCAAAAAAGCCGCTTCCGGCATCAGTATTCGTTGAAATTGTTATAACCCATATAAGGGCACCAGAAATGGTGCCTTTTTTATTGCAGAAAAGCGAGAGGTAATTATGCGTAAACTTTATGCCGCCATTTTTTCCGCAGCCATCTGTCTGGCCGTATCCGGTGCGCCTGCATGGGCATCTGAACATCAGTCCACGCTGAGCGCGGGGTATCTTCATGCCTCGACGAACGTTCCCGGCAGCGATGATCTTAACGGGATTAACGTGAAATACCGTTATGAGTTTACGGACACACTGGGGCTGGTGACGTCATTCAGCTATGCAGGAGACAAGAATCGCCAGCTTACCCGTTACAGCGATACCCGCTGGCATGAAGATTCCGTGCGTAACCGCTGGTTCAGCGTGATGGCGGGGCCGTCTGTGCGCGTGAATGAATGGTTCAGCGCGTATGCGATGGCGGGTATGGCTTACAGCCGTGTTTCGACTTTCTCCGGAGATTATATCCGCGTAACTGACAACAAGGGGAAAACGCACGATGTGCTGACCGGAAGTGATGACGGTCGCCACAGCGACACGTCTCTGGCATGGGGGGCTGGCGTGCAGTTTAACCCGACCGAATCCGTGGCCATTGATATTGCTTATGAAGGTTCCGGCAGTGGCGACTGGCGCACTGACGGTTTCATCGTTGGTGTCGGTTATAAATTCTGATTAGCCAGGTAACACAGTGTTATGACAGCCCGCCGGTTCAGGCGGGCTTTTTTGTGGAGTGGATATGGCAGCAGTAAAAATCTCAGGTGTGCTGAAAGATGGTGCGGGAAAACCAATACAGAACTGCACTATTCAACTGAAGGCAAAGCGTAACAGCACCACGGTACTGGTCAACACAGTGGCCTCTGAAAATCCGGACGAAGCCGGGCGTTACAGCATGGATGTTGAGTATGGCCAGTACAGCGTCACCCTGCTGGTTGAAGGTTTTCCGCCTTCACATGCCGGGACCATTACCGTCTATGAAGGTTCCAGACCAGGTACGCTGAATGATTTTCTCGGTGCCATGACGGAAGATGATGTCATGCCGGAGGCATTGCGTCGTTTTGAGGAAATGGTGGAAGAAGCGGCACGCAACGCCGAAGCCGCCTCTCAGAGCGCAACGGCGGCAAAGAAATCCGAAACTGCAGCGGCATCATCGAAGAACGCGGCGAAAACCTCAGAAACGAATGCAGCTAATAGTGCACAGGCGGCAGCGGCCTCGCAGACTGCATCGGCAAACTCCGCGACAGCAGCCAAAAAATCAGAAACCAACGCGAAAAACAGCGAGACAGCCGCAAAGACGAGCGAAACCAACGCAAAGTCCAGCCAGACGGCAGCGAAAACCAGCGAAACGAATGCCAAAGCCAGTGAAACTGCAGCGAAAAATAGCCAGAATGCAGCAGCCGAAAGCGAGAGCGCGGCAGCCGGTTCTGCGACTTCAGCAGCCGGATCAGCAACTGCTGCGGCTAACAGTCAGAAAGCAGCGAAGACGAGCGAAACCAACGCAAAGTCCAGCCAGACGGCAGCGAAGACCAGCGAAACGAATGCTAAAGCCAGCGAAACTGCGGCGAAAAACAGTCAGGATGCAGCAGCCCAAAGCGAGAGTGCCGCAGCTGGTTCTGCAAGTGCGGCGGCTGCTTCTGCCACTGCATCAGCCAACAGTCAAAAAGCTGCAAAAACCAGTGAAACCAATGCAAAGACAAGCGAGACTGCAGCGGCGAAATCGGCGCAAGCATCGGCAGCAAGCCAGACAGCAGCTAAAGCAAGTGAAGACGCAGCCAGGGAGTATGCAAGCCAGGCTGCAGAGCCGTATAAACAAGTTTTGCAGCCCCTGCCTGATGTGTGGATACCGTTTAACGATTCACTGGAAATGATTACTGGTTTCGCTCCTGGTTATAAAAAAGTAACTATCGGTGATGATGTTATTACTTTTCCATCAGAGAAAGTTGTATCTTTCACCCGCTCCACTTCTGCAACGTATATAAATAAATCAGGTTCATTTACTTTTGCAGAAATTAATGAACCGCGCTTTGAAAAGGAAGGTTTATTAATTGAAGGTCAGAGGACAAATACATTTACGAATAGCAACAATCCTTCATTATGGAACTATGACGACAAGAATATAGAAATAACCACATCGGTTGATGAATATGGTTTTAAATATGGGTTGTTCGATGTAAAGGAAACATCAACCACTGAAAGGGCGACGATAATATCTACTGGATACAGCAGGGTTATTGATGTTGCTGCAAATGAATCTGTTACCTTGTCCTGTAGGGTTAAGAAGATAAATGGAGAAGGTATTATAACGTTAAGACCCAGAATATCTTTCGTTAACGATAACGGCACAAGCAACACGCTGGTAGCTGGTTCCTACATAGATTGCGAAACTGGTGATGTTTTAGGTTTTTCTGGTGGAGATGCTGTAAATCATGTCATATACAGAGAAGCTAACGGATGGTTACGCGTCGAATTTACATATAAATCACCAGATGCAAAAAGTATGTATGGGCGCTTTGAAATGGGAGCAGATAAAAGGGCGATCAAAAAAGGCGATCAGATAATGTTTACTACGCCACAATTTGAAAAAGGATCGTGTGCATCATCATTTATCGTTACATCAGATGTGGCAGTTACACGGGCTAGTGACGTGGTAATAATGCCAATAAGACTGAACTGGTCAACGCCTCCGTTAAGCGTTCTTATGGAAGTTAATATCAACTGGGACAAAATGCCAAACAGTGAAGGTTCAGCAAGGCTTCTTAACGTGTCAATAACTGGCGCAACAACGGATGTTGCTGATGAAAGTTATATGTATTTTGGTTTTACCTCTGGAGGCGCGCGCTCAATTATAACTAACGGAAAAGGAACAAAGACCGAGTATAAAGCCTACTGTAACAGGACAACCCGCAGGTTTATTGCTGGATTTAAGTTTACAGAGCAGAAAGAATTGCGTGCTGTTATAAACGGTAACTTTGGCGCTGTTGGTGTATCACAACACACAAGACAACGTTATACAGAAGGGCCAATAAATATAGGCGGTCAATCAATATCAGGTAACAGGCATTTATTTGGACACGTACGCAATTTACGTATCTGGCATAAGGAACTGACAGATGCACAAATGGGAGAAAGAATATAATGCGAGACTTAACCCTCAAATTCATAAACAAGGCCGACTTTTCGGCCTTTATGGATAGCATTGGTTATGACGATGACGAGGTGATGCAGAACAATGTTCTCATTGATGTGATAGGTAACGTGTACAAAGAAACCGGAGAAATTACTGAAGATGGCGAGCCGGTATGTGTTAAGGAAGACGGATATTTTGTAAACGTGCGCATCATTAATGATGTGAAAACACCGTCAATATTCGATGAATACGCGGTTGTTGTTGAGCATCAACTTCGTGGCTGGATGTGAGGGAGACAAATGGCTACATCGACAGTAATTCCAGGAGATATCACCACGCTAAAGGGAGATGTCAGTAAAACTAAGGAAGATATTTCCTCAATTAACGGAAAAGTATCAACGCTTCAGATTGATATGACCAGTGCAAAGCAGGATATCAGCACCAGATACACAAAAACTGAAGTTGATAATAAGCTGAAAAACAAAGTGGAAGCGAACGATCTGGAAAGCGGTCGTTATGGCGGTGATTTTTACCCGCTGACAGGTCGTGAAGCGTTTTATTTATGGAATTTGGCCACGACTACAGCGGCGGCAAACCTTTATCTTAATCCTGACCCCGCAATTTCGTCTGTACTGCGGTCAACATCGTCTATTCGCTATAAACATTCAGTAGAGACGATAGATTCAGAGCACGCCGATCTCATTTTCAAGATGCGCCCTGTGTGGTACAGGTCGCAATGCGAAAATGACAGGCGTGACTGGGGATTCTACGGGTTGATTGCCGAGGAAGTAGGAGAAATTGCCCCTCAGTTTGTACACTGGCGACCAGCTAACGAGAATGATGCTCCTGAAGCTATTTCCAGCAATGGCCTTGTAGCCGAAGGTGTAATGTACGAACGTCTGGTTGTTCCACTGATTCACCATATCCAGAAACTGACTGAAAGAGTTGAAGAACTTGAGTCAGAATTAAAGTTGTTATCAACTTCCTGAAGCGATATCGGATAAAGGAGGAGTAATGGATATAAGCCCCTTACTTCATGCGCTTTGTGCTGTGGCTGCGCAGGTACTGATTGGCCTTTTTACCGGAAACTGGGCTTACGGTGCGATAGCTGGTTGTTCGTTCTTCATTGCGCGCGAACACACCCAGGCAGAATATCGCTGGATTGAAATGTTCGGACATGGCAAGCGTATGAATATGCCGTGGTGGGGCGGTTTTGATCCACGCGCGTGGGATGTAGCAAGTCTGATGGATTTTTCTGTGCCGGTGGTGGCGTGTATTCTGGTCTGGCTGTTGATCCGTTGA